TAACTCTACGCCCCTCATGGCTGCACTGATCGCCAATAGTCAAACCGCTTCTGGCGGTGTGTCATCGGTGACGGTGCCCGTTCAGGGGTCGCAGTTTGTCAACGCACAGTGGTCGGATTATTCCGGCTCTTTTGCCCAGCCCTCGGTTCAGCAAGGCGCTTATAACGCTGAGTTTAACCTCAAGCTGCTGGTATCTCCGGTGCCGTTCCTCGGCATGGAAGGTGCGGTTCAGCAAGACTACGCAATCATCCCCCTGATCGAAGCTCGCATGAACGATGCGACCAACGTGATGATGGATGCTATGGCGACCTCGCTGTACAACAACACCTCCGACACACAACAATTCACAGGTCTGCCGCTTGCGGTTGACTCTGCTGGAACCTACGGAAACATCAGCCGTTCAGCCTATTCTTGGTGGCAGTCCAAAGAGTACGCAGCCGGATCGGTCAACCCGACCCGTCAAAACGTACTTCAGTACATCTCCGGCACAGTGAAGAACTGCGCTGAAGTGCCCACCTTTGGTGTCTGCGGCTTTGGTACTTGGACTCTGTTGGCTCAAGACTATGTTGGCCAAGAGCAGTACATGATTACCCCGGGTTCTGGCTTTGATAGCGACCCCAACGGCCCGCAGGCTGCTTTCCGCGCCCTGATGGTTGCTGGTGTGCCGATCTATCCTGATCCCTATTGCCCAGAGGGTACTCTGTACCTCCTGAACACAAACTATCTCTCGCTCTACATCCATGAGCAGGCATCGTTTGCGTTTACCGGCTTTGAATCGACCCTGCCCAACTTCCAAATCGGTTACGTCGGCGCTGTGCTGATGATCGCTGAGATGGTAAGCACCAAGCCTAAGTCGATGACAAAGGTGACTGGCTACAACTCTCTGTCACTGTAAAGGAGAACTAGACATGTCACTGACGACAAACAAAATCATCCTTGCCGCAGCAGCTTCAAACACTGCTGGTGCATATTTCCAAACCACTACGGTTACGGCTATTGATTCCGGCAACGGAACTGTTGTGCCCGCAGGTATTTACATTATGGTTCCGTCCACAAACGTAACCGTGATTGCTAATACTGGCGCTGCCAACAGCACAATTATGGCTGCTAACACAGGCGGTGTTGTGATTTCTGACGGCATTAACGTCTTTGTTAAGAACTCAAGTGGTAACGCAACCGTTACCATGATTGGTATTAACGAAGGTCAGGCTGCTTCTGAAACTTATGCGGTGTAAGGAGTAGATAATGGACGCAAATCACGTAGGTAGTAACTATCCCAACGAGTTTGGTAACTTCCGGTTAGCTAGTCTGCCGGGACAGTCGCTTGCTACGGCAGGCGACACCAATCTTGTTGTGATGGAAGCATCTAAGTACATTGTGCGTCGCATTACGCTTACCAACTTCAGCGGCAACGCTGCAGCGGCAAACGTCGGTGTCTACACGGCTGCAACCCGTGGCGGCACCGCGATTGCTGCGGTAAAGCAGTACACCGGAGCAGACAGCACTTCTGCTTGGGTAGACATGACTTTATCTGCTGCAGCTAACGCCAACGTAGTTACAACGCAGGCGCTATATTTCAACGTAGCAAATACTGCGAGCGTAACTTGTGACGTAAATCTCTATGGGGATATTGTTTCTTTATGACAAAGCCAGTGTATGTCACCAATCGTGGAATGACTTTTACTGCTCGGTACTCTAATGCAGACATTAAGTTTCCAAGCAATGAAGAAGTCGAAATCACTGATGAAGTGGCAAAACACTTGTTCGGTTATGGAGAAGACAACAAAGAGCCGTATTTTGTAAGGCTCGGTTGGATGAAAATGAATACGGACTACGAGAAGGCATTGAGCCGACTCGGTGAGTTTACATTTGCATCTGAGCCAAGCAAGAAAGTCCACTTGTCAGCCCCGGTGGTGGAACGAGTAGCTACGCCAATGCCTGCGCCGCGAGGTGTAAGCAAGGGCGTAGCAAAAGTCCAACAGCTTCAATAATGAGCATGTATGCCAACGCTAGACAATTACATCACCGAAACTCGGCGGTTACTACATGACGTTAACGGGAACTTTTGGACTACTGCTGAGTTAACGGATTACATAAATGATGCCCGTGGTCACACGGTGCAAGATTCTGGTTGCAGACGAGTGCTGCAAACCTATACGCTAACTGTTGGCGTAGAAACAATAAATTTTGCTGACCTTGATGAAGGCTCCAACACAATTGATATATTGAATATCAATCTGTACTGGGGCGATAGTCGCTGGCCAATGTACTACATGGCTTGGACTGACTTCAACGCTCAACTACGTTTTTGGCAAAACTACAATGGACGGCCTATTGGCTTTTCTATGTATGGGCCAAAAACGATTTACATAGGGCCGAAACCGGATCAAGCCTATGAAATTGAACTGGATACTGTCGTTCTTCCAGACCCTTTGGTTACGGGTTCGGAGGAAGACACCCAAATCCCCAGCCCGTTCTTTGAAGCAGTCGCCTACTACGCAGCACACAAAGCGAAATACCAAGAACAAAGCTACGGCGAATCGGAAATCTTCAAACAAGAGTACACGAAGCAAGTAATTGGTGCTCTGAACTCGACATTTACACGCCGCATCCCGTCCCCTTATTCGTCGGGGTTTTAGATGGCGGCAGTCGAGCAAAAGAAGTCATACTTTGTAAGCAAGGACTTCAAAGGCGTAAACGTCAAAAACAACCGCACCGCAATTGGTGAGGGTGAGTTTGCATGGATGCAAAACGCCCAGCCAATCGGCTATGGCAACATTAAGATCATAAATGGGCCAAACACGCTGTCTAACGTATCGTTTTCAAATACGGTTACGTACATGGCATCGGCAAACATCAACAATACTGAGTACGTTTTTGCTTTTCAGCAAGACGGGTCGGCTCAGTATGTAAACATCGAAAACAATACCCTTGGAAACCTAGCTGCAGCAAACACTTTTTCCAACGCCGATGTGCAAATCGTGCAGTGGAAAAATGACCGTATTTTAATTATTGATCCGGCCAAGGGTTACAAGACTTGGAACGGCACCAATCTCAATAGTATTGGATCGGTTGGGTCAGTCACTATCAATAACGGCGGGGCCAACTATGTTGCCCCAACCGTTACATTTAGCGCTCCCGGCGAAACCGGCGGCGTTACAGCTACAGGCGAGGCTATCGTTCTTGCCAACTCAATAGCTGAAATAGTTTTGACGGAGGCGGGTTATGGGTACACATCTGCACCTACAGTCACGATCACCGACACAGGTGGGAATGGGTCGGGTGCTAACGTCACTTGTACTCTTTTTTCCCAAAATGGTAGCTCTGTCGCTACTTTTAGTGGTCGTGCTTGGATTTCAGATGCTAGGACGGTTTATTACTCTGCTCCTGACACTTTTAATGACTTTGAATCGGTGGCTTCTGGCTTTATTACGCTTACTGATTCAACGCTAAGAACCGACATTGCAACCATTATTGCAGCCAACAACTTTTTGTACGTTTTTGGTGAAGATAGTATTAACGTGTTCTCGGATGTACGTATTAACAGCACTACCGGAGAAACGATATTTACAAACACTAACGTAAGTGCGTCTATAGGTTCAAACTTTAAGTACGCAATTTTTCCGTATTTTAGGTCAATGCTGTTTATGAACCGATACGGAGTCTATGCGCTGGTAGGAGCTACAACATCCAAAATCAGCGACGATATTGACACAATTTTTCCTGATATTGACTTTACCAAACCAATTACAGCCGGTCAGGTTTTATTGAACAATATTCTGTGCGCTTGCTGGACGTTTACCTATAACGATAACGGCACAAGCAAAAAAGTACAAGCTATCTTTTTTGACCGCAAGTGGTTTTTTACCGAACAGGGCCCAACAATCACTCGGACTGCTTCTGCAATACTAGATGGCAACCTTATTATGTACGGCACTACCGGCCAAAACTTAATTAAGTTTTACGACAACTCGACTGCCGGTATTGATTGGGAGGTGCAAAGCGCTTTGTGGCCGATGGGCGACCCAATCAGGGACAAACAGGCGCTCAAGGTGGGTATTGAAGCCACCCTTGGCAATGCTTCGGTCATTATGGCCGCTTTTATAGATTCCGAGAATCAGGTATCACCAGCTATCGACTTTTCAAACACGATTTTTTGGACAAACAACGTCGATGCTGTTATCCCGTGGACTAACAATAGCTCGCTTCAGATTGGCTGGGTGGGCGGTGTTAGCGCAACGTCTGGCTACTATCTTTACAGGTCAGACGCTAAGATGTATGGTAAGTATCTAGGATTAACCCTGACCGGAACTACCGTACCGTTTACGATCAACGGTTTCCAACTTGAGCACGAATTAAGAGCGAGGTTCTAACTATGGCACTCCCAGTAAGTATACCCAATACGTTTGCTAACGCGACGGCATCAATCCCGTTATCGCAGCTAGATACTAACTTTACGACGCTATCTAACGCTATAAACGGTATTAACAGCGGAAGTGAAACGCTAGCAAATTTGAAGTCAAGCAACGTCACAATTACTGGCGGTACGCTGACCGGAATCACAGCAGCAAACATTGCCGGAGCAAATATCAGCAGCGGTAACGTAACAATTACGTTTGCTTCACTTGCAAATGGTAATGCTGCTAGCCCGTCGCTACGATTTACAGATGACACAGACACCGGCTTTTATAACTCTGGCGCTAATGCAGTGTCGTTTAGTGAAGGCGGTGCTGGCTATCGGGTGGGTTACCGAAACATTCCAGACGGAGGCCCAAAAAATACATCTTACACATTAGCTACTGGCGATGTTGGCAAATATGTACAAATCACTTCTGGCGGGTCAATTACGATTCCAGATGGAACATTCTCTAATGGTGACGTTGTATCGCTTTTCAATAATAGCAACGCAAACGTAACTATTACATGTTCAATTTCAACTGCATATATTGCAGGTACAGATTCAGATAAAGCAAGCGCAAACCTTGCTACAAGAGGTGTTGCAACCATATTATTTTCCAACGCTAACGTATGCGTTATTACAGGGAACGTGTCATAAATGAGTGGCGCAAATTTACTTGTATTGGGTGGAACCCAAGCGGCTGTTGATACCTCTGTTTATGTTGAAGATGTTTTTAGTACATATTTATACACAGGTAACGGCTCGAATCAAACAATTACTAACAATATAAATTTGTCTGGAAAAGATGGATTGATATGGTGGAAAGCTAGATCAGGTGTTAGTTCAAATTTGTTTCAAGATACAGTAAGGGGAATTACAAAAGTTATAAGAAGTAATGATACAGGTGCTGAAACAACCGAAACAACTTATGTAACTTCAGTAAGCACTACAGGATTTGATGTTGGAACAAGTTTATCTGTTAATAACACTACTTATGCTACATGGACATTTCGTGAACAGGCCAAGTTTTTTGATGTAGTTACTTATACTGGTACAGGTAGTGCAAGATCTGTATCTCATAACCTTGGTAGTACGCCTGGCTGCATTATTATTAAATGCACTAGCAACGCAGATTCATGGATCGTTTATCACCGATCAACAGGAACATCTAAGTTTTTATATTTAAATACAACAGATGCTGAACAAACATACTCTTGGATCTCATCTGTTGGTAGCACAAGTTTTACATTAAATGATGATTCTTCGTTGTATAACACTAACGGAAGAACCTACGTTGCCTACCTCTTCGCCCATGACGCAGGTGGCTTTGGTGATGCTGGCTCCGATAATGTGATTACTTGCGGAAGTTATACAGGTAATGGGTCAACATCTGGTCCAACTGTAACGCTCAATTATGAGCCTCAGTGGATAATGATTAAAAATGCTAGCACCACAGGAAGCTGGCAAATAATTGATAATATGCGTGGCATGGTTGTAAGCGGTAATGACCAGCGTTTAATCGCAAACAGTTCAAGTGCTGAACTATCTAATAACTATCTAAGCCCTACCGCAACAGGGTTCACTCTTGTTTCTGACTCTAGTGAAGTAAACGGTAATGGCAACACAATGATATACATCGCCGTTCGCCGTGGGCCGATGAAGACGCCTACGAGTGGGACTAGTGTGTTTAGTCCTGTTACAAGGGCTGGAAATGCAACAAGCAATACTATTGTAACTGCTGGATTTCCTGTTGATATGGTATGGAACGGCATTAGAGATATGGCAGGAGAAGTTCCAATATACTTTGATAGACTTCGTGGAAACGATAAAATATTATTTTCTGCATCTACTGCGGCAGAATTTACAACTGCAACAGTAGAAATGAGTTTTACTAATAGTAATTCTGCTCAAACTGGAGTTACTTTAGGAACCACAAATAATGGAATAAATGGTAGCGGTGTTAATTATGTTAATCATTTCTTTCGCCGCGCCCCTGGCTTCTTTGATGTGGTCTGCTATACAGGCACTGGTTCTGCTACAACAATTAGTCACAATTTAGGTGTTGTGCCTGAACTTATGATTGTTAAAGATAGAAATAGTGCTGGTGGGGCAAACTGGTGGACATATAGTGCAACAATAGGAAATACAAAAGCGTTAATATTAAATGACACAGGCGCAGCAACGTCTGCAAGTTCTAATTATTGGAATAATACTAGCCCAACAAGCACACAATTTACTGCTGGATATTATTCAAGTACGGGATCTAGCGTAACTTACGTTGCCTATCTTTTCGCCTCAGTAACTGGTGTCAGCAAGGTAGGCAGCTACACCGGCACAGGCACAACCCTTCAGGTTAATTGTGGGTTCACAAACGGTTCTCGCTTTGTTTTGATTAAGCGTACCGACTCTACAGGCGACTGGTATGTATGGGATTCAGCCCGTGGCATCGTGGCTGGTAACGACCCCTATTTGTTACTGAACAGCTCTGCCGCAGAAGTTACTAACACTGACTATGTAGATACCTACAGTGCAGGTTTTGAAATTAGTAGCACAGCACCAGCAGCGATCAATGCTAACGGTGGAACATTTATCTTTTTGGCTATAGCCTAGAGGTCACTATGGAAATCAGAATCAAATCAACTGGTCAGGTAATGTTTGAAAATGAATGGAGAAAATGGGTTGCCCAGACTTATCAAAAGTCTGTTGGCCCAATTTCTGATGAAGTTTTGCAAATGTTCGATTCCGACCCTGTATTTGAAGGGCCGCAAGCAAGCGGAGGAACTGTTTATCAATACTCTATGCGACAAGGGGTAGAACAACAGTCTGATGGAAAATGGTATACCAAGTATATTTTGGGGCCAATTTTTGTTGACAACGATGCTGGAACTGCTGCTGAACAAGAAACTGCGTACAAAGCATCTAAAGACAAAGAACAAGCAGCTAATGTAAGAACAGCACGGAATACCATGCTTGCAGAATGTGATTGGACGCAACTATCTGATTCTCCTGTTGATAAAACAGCATGGGCTACATATCGACAGGCATTGCGTGATGTGCCTGCTCAATCTGGATTTCCTTGGAACGTGCAGTGGCCTGCTAAACCGGAGTAAATTATGGGAATCAACGCATTTACGGTACTTGGCAAAACCGTTAAGTTAGTAGCTGCTACTACTGCGCCTACTCCGGTTCAGGTGCCGTCTACCACGATTGGCGGCAACCAGTACCGGATTATTAACCTGTCAAGCACCGTGACTGCGTTTTTGGCTTTTGCCCAAACTTCGGCTGACGCGATTACAAACTGCGTTATTCCGACGGGTGACGGGGCTAACAGCAAACTGTGTATCCCGGTATTGCCAAACACAGACGAGATTTTGTCTTTCGTGCCAAATGCGTATTTTACAGCGATTACGACTGCAAGCACGGCTGACCTTTACATAACTCCCGGTGACGGACTGTAGGAGTAAATCATGCTTAAAGTAGCAGGTGGTGGTGGTGGAGTATCGGGCGGCGTAGTCTATAGAGGCACTTGGAACGCCAACACCAATGACCCTGCGCTCGCCTCTGGTGTAGGAACCAAAGGCGATTATTACGTTGTATCGGTTTCTGGCAACACCAATCTTGATGGCATTACTGATTGGGTGGCTGGCGATTGGGCTATTTTCAATGGCGTAGTTTGGCAAAAGGTTGACAATACGGAGTCGGTAATTTCGGTCAACGGCCAAACTGGTGTTGTCGTACTGACCGCAGCTAACGTCAATGCTGTGCCTAGCACGGCAACAATTACCGCTGGCACGGGTTTAACGGGTGGCGGCACACTTGCGTCAAATACCACTATTAGCCTAGCCAACACAGCCGTTACTGCTGGAACTTATGGCGGCAACTCCAATGTGTCTGTTGTCACAATCGACGCACAAGGTCGGGTTACAAACGCCTCTAACGTAGCTATTGCTTTTCCATCGTCATTAGGCAACATTACCGTTGATTCCATAGATTTCAATACGGCTGCAAACATTGCCGTTACAGAGTCTCTATTAACTTGGGATGCTGGTAAAGGAACATTGGTTTTTGGTGTAGATGGTGGATTGCCATTAAGTATTGGCACGGAAAATTTAGTACGTGTTTACAACAATACTGGCACAGCAATCACAAAAGGGCAGGTAGTTTCTATTACCGGAGGCCAAGGCCAAACTCCTACGGTTGGTTTATCTGATGCTTCTTCTGAAGCGCTTTCTAGAGACACTCTTGGTATAGCTCAAGAAAACATACCTGATGCTGATACTGGTTTTGTATGTACATTTGGTATCGTTACCAGTATTAATACTTACGGCACTACCGCTGGCGAGCCAATTTACCTTTCAAATGTTGCCGGTCAATTTACATCAACACAGCCCCAAGCGCCAGACAACATTGTGTCGCTTGGATGGATTGTTCGTGTGTCCAATACCCCATCTAGCACAGATGGACAAATATTCGTAACAATTAATAATGGTTGGGAATTAGACGAATTACATAATGTTCGTATTACTAACGTAGCTGCCAACCAGTATTTAGTCTATAACGGCACATCTAATTTGTGGGTCAATCAGACCGCTGCAAACGTAGTGGCTGGCACAGGATTGACCGGCGGTGGTGCGGTAATAGCCAACACAAACGTAAGTGTTGCGCTAGCTAATACCGCTGTAACTCCGGGTACGTATGGCGGGGCAAGCAATTCAGCAGCTATCACTATCGACGCTCAGGGCCGGATTACATCTGCTAGCAACGTAGCTATATCTGGCGGTGGTGGCGCAAACACAATTGTTACAAATTTAGTAACTATTACCAATGGCGCTGCAATTGGTTGGACAAATGCTACCTCTGTTGTTCTTTCTTGGACGAACAACAGCGCACAGGTTATAGATTGGCTAAACAACATTTATTCAGTGACAGCTAATAACGCAACAATTCTTGTAAATTGCGCTGTCGATACATTGTCAGTTCAGCTACCAGCCGCAGCTAGCGTTTCCGGTCAACAATTTATTGTTAAGAAAATTGATAGCAGCGCGAACGCAGCTACAATTACAACCACATCATCCCAAAAGATTGACAACGCCAACACATACGTTTTGTCGGCTCAATACATGGCTGCTGGGGTACAATCCGACGGGTCAAATTACTGGGTAATTGCAGAAGCATCGTAGTCATGGAAACGCAAACGATTATCAATGTCGCTATAGCGCTGGCAGGTGGTTTTGGGGGATGGATTCTCAATAGCCTGTCTCGATCAATCATTAAGATCGAAGACCGGATTGCTGACATGCCGTTGCAGTACGTTACCAAGGACGACTACAAGACTGACATAGCCGAAATCAAAGGCATGCTTGGCCGTATCTTTGACAAGCTGGACTCTAAAGTAGATAAATGAACTTTGAGTCACTAGCGCAAGTGCGGTTTGGTGACCCGGACAGTCTTAAAGAGTTTTTGTTTGAAAACGGGGTGCAGCATCAGGCTTTTGCCGAGCGATTGATCGACCTTGGGTTCATCGTTCCGCGCTACCCGTTGATCGACGCAGACGTTGAAGACCTTGACGATTGGCTCCAAATCCACCAAATTGAGCATCAGGCGTTTGCTACCATTCTAGACTTGGACAACCCGTTTAACTTGCTGGATACGGATTGGAACCAAGAGGATGACTTTTATGATTGGATTAACACACACCTATTGATCCATGAGCAGATAGCACGTAGTTTAGGTGTGACATAAGGGGCTAAATATGGACTTTTTAGAGTTGCTGCATGAGGTTGGCAAGCTGGCCAAGCCTTTGCACTCAGAGGCGCTTGCGCCGCCAACGTGGGATGGCACGTTTGAAGAGATGAACGTGGACAGCCTAGACCTGCTAATCATTGCTTTGTACATGTGCGACATCTACGGCATACCGGAGGAGATTGGCAAGACTATGCAGGTCAAGACTCCGGCTGAATTAAAGGCTTTTGTCGATCAACACAAGACCAAAGAGCCTGAATCGGTTGAAACCGCTTTAGCCAGCGTCAAATAATGTTTATCAACCATTACAAAGTAGCGTTTACCGAGGAGAAAACGCTATTTAATGACCTACTTTTCCCTCAAAAATGCCATTTTTTCCCCGCTACATACGCCAGAAAAGACTCCGGGCTGGCCTATGCGCCTCACAAGCTAGCGGAAATGGTGCTCACCCCCCAAATAATTTCTTATATTAGGGAAAACCCTAAGACTAAGCAGGCGTTTGTCCTAGCTGGAGGCAATCAACACTTTGCCGGTATCAATCCGCGCAAGATTAAAAACAACCAACTTTCATACGTTTACAAGTTTCTGCCATTTACGTTGACTCAGGTGTATGCAGGTCGCATAGCGCAGCAGATGGGTATTACTGACCTAGTGCAAACGGACGCTTCTGCCTGCGCCTCTAGCCTCAAGGTCATGTTCGACGTACAGACTCTGATGACCCACTACGGTTTTGATCGAGTGGTGGTTTTGGGAGTTGAAGACGCTGTTTCTAACTCTGTTTTAGAGTTTTTTGGCGAGGCCAAGGCTATTTTGAGTCCTCAAGAAGAGGAAAACGGGGTGCTGCCAAGCGCTTTTGACAGCAAAAACTACGGTTTTCATGTTGGACAGGGTGCCGTTTTGGCGGTGTTTGAGGACGCTCCCCAAGAAAACACGATTGGTGCGCTGCAACAAGCATGGAATAGCTCAGAGGTTTCAACCAATGCCATTGGCCAAAACGCCGCAGGCGAGGGATTTAAGAAAGCTATGGCCGGATGCCTTAAAAACGGTCAAATCGACCCGGATGACATAGCCGTAGTCAAGACTCATGGCACCGGCACAAGGTCAAATAATGAGGCTGAGAGGGCCGCGCTGGCTGGCCTAAATGATCGGTTTGTAGCCACCAGTTTTAAACCAAAAATAGGGCACACAATGGGTGCGTCGGGGTTGCTAGAAACGCTATTACTGATGGAAAATATGGTAAATGGGTTTGTGCCTGAAATACCCAATCGCACCGAGACTGACCATCAATTTCTGTCGGCCCCGGTTGAGGCACCCAAGGGGCTAGTTTTGAGTTTGGCAGCGGGCATGGGCAATATCTACTCAGCCGCTGTCTTTAAGCCTATGGGGGCGTGATGCAGGCAGTCGATAGCAAGGAGCAGCAATTAAAAATCGGAGACATTATCCGTATTGCTGGCTTCCAAACTGACTCACCCTACGACACCAAAGAACTTACAGTGCGTTTGACTGCGGAAATGTCTGACCCGCGAGTGACGCACATGGTCTATGGGAACACCTTATTTATTATTGACAAGGGAAGAGGCCGTAATGGGTACATGCGAGCGCTCAACGCCGATACTGCCCAAAACTTTCTTGAAAGCAGCAAGAGATTTACTGAGGTTGCCTATGCTCTTGGGTTTGATGTTTTAGTAACTCAGTTTAGTCAACCATCATTTTTACAGATATTCCGTGAAATAGCCAAGAATCCTCCTAGACCAAACATGGGCTACAAGGTGCAAGAAACACGAAATGGCAAATATCAAGTCACTTTTGCTCTGGGGCCGCGCAGAGAGGGGAGCGCATAATGGGTGCAGCAGCAGATTTTGTTGAAGATGTTGGCGAGGCTGTAGTTGATGTAGTTGAATCAGTTGGCGATGCCGTTGAAGATATTGGTGATGCTGTTGTCGAGGTCGCTGAAGATATTGGCAATGTAGTTGAGACAGTTGTTGAAGACTATGGCGTAGCTATCGTCCTTATTGCTGCTGGAGTTCCTCCCCCGGTAGCTGCTGGAGCCAATACACTTGCCAACGGTGGAAGCGTCGAAGACGCTCTTAAATCTGCTGCCACTGTATATGTTGCTGGACAAGTCAATGCTGGAGTAACTGCAGCCACTGGGTCTGCTGCTGCTGGCGCTGCTGCAGCCTCCGTTGTGTCTACTGCTGCTGCTGGCGGCAGCGGTGAGGACATTTTAAAAGCTGGCGTAGTTGGTGGTGTTGCCTCTACAGTCGGTGGCACAGTGGCTAACCAGTATGGGAATACTGCTGGTTCTATAGCTGCTAGTGTTACAAGAGATGTATTACTGGAGCGAAATGGTGTAGATATTTTAATAAACGCTGGATATACAGCAGCAAACAGTTTAGCTAATAATTATGCTGCTACTGGTGGAGATATTAGAACCGATATTAGAAACGAAATCGTAGCTAGCGGCGGGAGCCGCGATAGATTCTGGTTAGACCCCGATTATGGATATGGCGACCCAGAAGGTTATAACGTAGTAACAACAGGTGGTGGTGGTGCTGTAGCAGATACTGGCGGTGGTGGTGGGTTCACCTACGACGGCGGTGGAGTGCCGTCAGGTGGTGGCACACAAGTTGCCGGTGTTGATACAGGCATACGTACTGACGCTGTTTCTGAAGGCCCACCAGTAGAAACATTCCAAGTCGGTCAAGAGCTTGAGTTTTTCCGTGTAGATGAAAATTTCAACATTGTTGACAAAGAAACCGGAGAGGTTGTAGGTCAGGTTCCTGAAAATCGTCGAGATTACACAGCACTAAGACCTGAAGATATAGAGTCGCGTGTTATTTCTGTAGATGGCCAACCAAGAGAAACATCATTTACACGTATAGCTGACCTAAGACAATTCGGAGGTGGTGAAGCAGGGCCGTATGAAGCTGTTGTGGGTGGCGGTGGCTATGCACAAAGCGAAGGTGGAGTGCTGCCTTTTTCATTTTTTGGCAGCGATGCGGCTACTGGAGATCAAAAATACTTTATTTTTGACAAGGTTTACACGGCTGTTGTTTTGCCTAACGGAAATATCGCCCTCAAGTCTGATACTACAGACCAAGTTTTTTACCCAACAATTACATCCACTGGCGATCTAAAGCTCACTGAAACCACACAAGCTGACATTTCTAGCGGCAAATTTGACCCATCAAAACTCACAGGAGAGCGCGGAGGTGGCGGTGGTGGAGGTGGTGGAGGTGGAACGCCCGGATCAGACCGGGAAGTTAGCGATCAAGTACAAAAATTTCTTGACGAAATTGAACAGGCTGAGTCTGACGCTCAAGCTGCTAGAGCCCGTGAGCAATTTATTAAGTCACAGCAAGAGCGCTTGGCTGGCCGCATTAGCGGCGAAACCATGTCGCGTATTGACGCTGAGATTTCAGCTTTAATTAGCCAGTACGAAAGAGCTAAAGAAGTGGCTGAACGTGGCCGTGGCTCTGTAGAAAGAATTAAAGAAGAAGAACTGACCGGCATCATCGGTGATGTTGATAGGACAACAGGCACCGGAGGAACGGGCGGCACTGGAGGTACAGGTGGCGGTACTAGCACCGGAACTGGAACTGGTGGTGGAACCGGAACAGGCGCAGGCACTGGAACCGGGACAGGCGGTGGTGCCGGAACTGGAGAAGGAGAAGGTATCGGTAGCGGCCAAGGCCCGGGCATGGGTGACGGCACTGGCGGCGGTACGGGCGGTGGAACCGGAGGTGGCGTTGGAGAAGGCGGCGGGGTTAGGGAAGAAACCACTACAACGCCCGGAGGCGGGATTTCTACTACTGTTACGCTGCGTACACCAGAGCAAAGGTTTGTAAGTACTGTATCGCCTCGCGTTACAGGAGAAGCATTGGCCGGTATCTTGGGAGCCAAGAAACCGTTATTTGGTGGTGACGAAGATCAGCAAAGAGCGATCTGGAACCGCCGTTCACTACGTCTGAGAAGGGCGCTAGGATTATGAAATCAATAACCGGAATGGGTGGTATTGGCTCTGCTGCTGACCTAGCAGAGATGTTGCGTCAGATGGGCCGTGGCCGGGATACCGTGCTAGCTCACATTACGCCAGAGGAAGCGCAAATGCTTCTTGAGCAAGGTGGCGCTGGAACCACTAATCCGATGACCGGACTGCCGGAGTTTTTAGACATCTATGGCGATCAGACTAGCGCTGATGCAGACCGTCAGGTTGGAGGTTTTTATGGCGCTCCAGAGGGGTCTTATTTTGATCCTGAAGGCGGTTTTTACACAATGGAACCAATCCGTGAAGGTTCGGTTTATGACCCAGCCACCCGGACATACACATATACAGAGCCAACCCAAGTAGACATACAAGAACGGTTTATGCCGACTGCTAATGTCGAAACTCGGCAAGAGATTAGCCCTTATGACATTGGCTTTGGCCCCGGACGGTTTGCTCCAGAAGTGCGCCCAGAGGATGTAAGAGGTGCTCCCGCTGCGGATGTGGAAAGATTCACTGGTGCTGGCCCAACAACAGCAGATCGGCTAGCTCAGTTTGCCAGAGAAAACCCAAGGCTGGTTGGTTATGGCGCTCAAGGTTTGATTGGGGCGCTGCAAGCCTCCCGTATGCGCCGTCAAACGGCACGGGACGCAGAAAGACTAAGAGCGCTTGGAGCGCCAATGAGGGCTGAAGGTGAGAATTTAAGGCAACAGGCTTTGGCTGGAAACTTGACCCCGCAGCAGGCAAGGCAGTTAGAGGCTAGCATTGCCCGCAGCCGTCAAGCTGCTGCTGGCCGTGGAGTAACCACAGGGACACAAGAAGCCATGCTGTCGAATGTTGCACAGCGTACCAAAGCTGACCTATTACAGACTAATTTGGCTAACTCGCTTAAGCTCTTGAACCTTGCCAATGCCTACGATGAGGCAGCAATCAAAGCTCAATTGGCCGCAGACCGAGAGGCTGACGATCTTCTGGCTGACATCTTTGGCAACATTGCAATGGACGTTTCTGCCGGAGGACAGAGGCAACAAGCGCCCACCCAGCCAAGGCCACAACCACAGGCTAGGCCAGCAGATCAAGAAATTACCCGCCGTCCTGAATTACCAAGGGGTTAAGAATGGCTCTTAGTCAAACCTTAAACGAACCAATTGATCCGTTTGCTTCTATAAGCAGAATTGGCTCAGCCCAAGATGTGCAATCAAGGGCTGATATAGCTTCTAAGGAGCTTGAGCCGGTTATGCGCGGCTTGTCTACCGAGCGAGAAATTGGCGCTGCAACAGAAACAGGCTTCAGACGCAGAAAAGCACAGGCAGAAACTGCCGCCGAACAAGATTTTGCAACCGGACGGCGTAGGGCAACAGAAGAGTATCAGGCTGGTTTAGAAGCTCGCCCGATATTTAACCCAACAGAATTTGACGCTAAGTCGGCTGGTGAGCTTGCTACTTTGACCGCCCTTGTTGGCGCTATTGCTGGAGGTGGCAGGGCTAGAGCAGGTTTGCGGAGCATTTCTAGCTTTAGCAAGGGTGCCAGAGAGGGTCGGCAACAGCTTTATGACCGGGAAGTAAAACAATTTGAGCGCGATATTCAAGCGTGGAAAGACAATCTTGGTTTGGCTAGGGAAAAATTAACCCAAGTTATAGACCTGCTTTCTACCGATAAAGGCGCTGCTTTGGCAAAAGCCAAAGAGTTAGACCCGTTACTGCAAGACGGCGTAGCTCTATCTAAGGTGCGACAGCAAGATTTCAACGGTGCTTTAGAAGTTATTAAAAATGCAATGAAAGCTGGCGACCAGTTAGATATTGCATTGTCAAAAGCTGCAGGCAAAAGCAGCGATTTGAAGCCCGGCGTTGACCTTGTAAACAAACATCTAATGAAGATGCGCTTGTCTACTTATGCCAGACAAATGCAAGATCAGCTTAAAGACCCTGAGTTTGCAAAGAAAGTTGATGAATACCGTGCGCTGGCTTTTGCTCAAGAACAAAGCCCAATTGCAGACCAAATTCTGCAGAAAAACATTCCTGAAGACATCCGTGCATTTTTAATACTTGCAAAACGATTCAGAAATGAGGTTTACCGTACTGAGTCAGGCTTGGCTGTTACAGCTTATGAGCAATTACGACAGTATGGTGCGGTGCCACAACCGGGAGATAGCGCAAGAGCTTTAGTCACAAAGTTGCAAACTCTTGAGCGCGGCATGAAAGATGATATATCTAATGAGCAGCGTATCTTTCCGGCACTGGCTGAAGCTGGCCAACGGCAGGGATTGATTCCTGTTCCTCCGGTAGCGGCAAGACCTACTGTCGCTGCGCCAAAAGCCGGAGAAGTGGTACAGGGATACCGTTTCAAAGGCGGCGACCCTGCAGATCGAAACAATTGGGAAAGGGTTGAATAATGGCTGGCCCTTGGGACAAGTATCAAACTAAAGAGCCCAAGCAAGATACTGGGCCTTGGTCAAGGTATTCTCCTACTGAGGCAGAAATACCGACAGTAAGCCCACAAGAGGGATTGCCTGCTGCACCTACCGACACTTTTGATGTAGGCAAGATTCCAGAGTCTGCCGCTTATGGCGGCGTTGCAGGCTTTTTTACGCCTGAGATTTTGAAAGGCGCTGGAAAAGTAGCTGGAGTGTTTCCGGCTACAAGACCGCTTGGCCCAATGCTTGAGGTAGCTGGCGAGGCTGCTAGAGGCCGTAGGGGCGCTGGAGCCGTAGCTGGTGGGTTTGCTGCCGGTACAGGAGAAACCGCTGCACAGGCCGTTAAGGCTCTAGGTGGTGGCCCAGTATTACAAGAATCGGCTAGGTTTGGTACAGAAGTTTTAGCACCAGCCGGTGTTGTGGCTGCTGGCAGAAACTTGCCGTTTACCCGTGCGTTTCTCAGAGACATTACAGAAGGTGGCTACAAAGAAGCTGGTGAGCGTCTTGCGGCACGGATACGTGGCCCAGCAGCTACAGAGGCACGGCAGGCCCAACAGAATGTAATAGCCGCCCTCGAACAAGAAGCTGCTGCTTTACGATCTCAAGGTCAGGCGCAAGCCAATCAAATCATGCAGTCTGCTGAACAGCAGGCCGCTGCCTTAGCACCAACAAACGCTCAAAGAGCAGCAGAAATTAGGCAAGCTGCCAGAACGCAGGCTAGCAATATCCTTGCCGACGTTGACCGTCAAATTGCTTTCCGTCGCGCAGCCATGAGCCGCGCCCGGGAAAGAGGCGCTACTGCAGAGCGCATCCCGGGTGGAGCTAGACAGCTTATCGGGGAACCACGGGAGGCTACTGAAGTTGGCACGGCGCTCCGTGATCGTATTACCCAAATCCAAGGTGAAAGATTAGCCGCCCGGACGGCGCAAGTCGAGGCAGATAAAGCTGCAGTCTTAGCCGATGTAAATGCCAAACAAGCTGCAGGCCAATATGTTGCAAACCTTCCTGAGTACCAAGCATTGTTGCGTGATTTGCAAGAGCGTCTTGGTTTGGGCAGGGCTGGAGCAGAATCTCCGTTTAAGGCTGAAACTGATCCGGGTATAAAAAGTGCGTTAAGCAGCCTTTATAACGCATTGAAAAAGAGAGACTTTGAAACTCCCGAAGGAAAAGCTGATGAACTGCCTATTGGGTTTGACGCTATCGACAATGTACGTCGTCGTTTGGGAGAGGCTTTCCGTAACCCAACGGCTGAGGGATATGGCGCTATTGGGCAAGGCTATGCCCGTGACTATTACAAGCGCTTGAGCGAAATCCTTGGTAAATACTCAGAACCAAAGAAAAAACTAATTTCTAACTACGAAACCCTGTCTAAAGAGTTAGATATTTTTAAGACAGGAGCCGGTCAAAAAGCAACGGCTGTAGAGCGTTTTGATCCTGAGTCTTACAAAACCTATGCCTCAGAACTGCCTGCTAACTATTTTGCCAACCGGGAGTCTGTGCGCGACCTTATTGAACTGACAGGTGGAGATAAACGGTTTGTCGAGCAGCAGGCCGCATCTTATGTTGCTAGGCAGCTTGAAGGTGTACGCACACCACAGGCTGCTGCAAACTGGGAGATGGCTAACCGGGATTGGCTAGTCGAGTTTCCCGGGCTGCAAGGTGCTGTCAATCGTTACCTGCAAGCCCTAGGTTTTGCGGAGCGCAGGGTAAGCCGTACCGGAGAAGTGGCTAAAGCGCTGAAAACTGAGATTACCCGATTCCCAGAGCTAGCTCAGAAACGTGCTGGCGAGGTGGTAAAAGCAGGCGAGCGAGAGGCCGCAGCATTAGAGCGCCCGGGAGCAACCTTGTTGGGCGAGGCTAGAGCAACAGCTAGAGAAACAGAAGCTGCTGCCAACGCCAAAGCCAGACTGTTATCTAGTTTAGGAAAAGACCCTGTAGTGGCTTTTGATGAGCTAATTCGCAAGGGTAATACTGACCGGCTACGGGCTGCAGCCCCGGTAATTAACCGTGACCCTGACCTGCGTAGACAGTTTTTGGAAGGTGTGCGGATAAGTCTTAGCCGTGTTGACCCAAGAGAGATGGCCGATAACTACCGCCGTTTAATCCAACCAGCATTGCTTGACGTTGGCCTTTTGGACGCTAGGCAGGCAAAACAAATAGCAGATCAGGTTCGATTAGTCGAGCTAACCGTAACCCCAGACCGCCGTGGACAAGCTATTGCTAGCGCTATTCGCAACGTGGTGACGGGTACGGCAGGCGCTGGCGCATCTCGCGGCATGGAAGCTCTTGGCTTATCGTTCACACAACCATTCCTAGGAGGTATGTAATGCCATTGAAGAAAGGCAGCAGCCAGAAAACTATCTCAGGCAACATTGGCGAGATGGTCAGAAAATTTAAAGATACCGGAAAGATTGGCACCAGCCGTCCCGGTTCTAAACGTGCAGCCGTTAAGCAGGCTGCAGCTATCGCTTACTCAACCGCCCGTAGGAGCAAACGCAAATGAAATCTTATGACATGATGACACCAGCCGAAAAACGTGAGGCAGATCGCATGACCCGTATGGGTGGCGAGAATGAAGCACGTGGCTCCGAGGATGCCATGAAAGCCCGTGGCCTGCGCCCAGCCCAGAAAAAAATGGATAAGCGCAATAGCGGTAAGCGAATGGAAAGATGAGTAAGAAGATCAAGGGGTTGAACCCTGAACTGGAAGAGGCAGTCAATACTCTTCTAAGGCAGGTAATGAATGATCCAACGGCTAGCCTGACCGACAAAACAAAGGTACTTGACCGCGCATTGAAACTGGAACAGATCAAACAAAAGATTTCAGATGATGAGTGGGGCAAAGGATTTTATAACGATGATGAAGGAGAGTAATTATGGAAGGGGCAGTGATGCTCAAAGTAGTGCGGATGGCGCTGGAGATCATCTCTATGCGGTTGTTGACCATCTTATCTATGGTGATGAGCTTTTTTCTGGCAATCTGGACTATGTCCGATCCGTCTTGGGAGCGTATGGCGACGAGTGCGTTTTTTGCCGTGTGCGTGTATTTACCTTGCATTAGCTTTGAGAGGATGAAAAATGAAACTAAAAATAAGCAAGACTAGCGTTTACATGAATGGCAACGGCAATGGCTCTGAGTACGAAAAAGGGCCAGCAGGTGAGGCTTATCGCCCTGCCATCATCTCTGATGCCTGCGGCCACATGCAGCCTACCCGTCGTAACCCGGGCGGCTTTGTCGGTGTATGGGACTATTCCGGCTCCGGTGACACCAAGAAGTCACCGACCTCTAAACCCGGGAACGCCGGGGGCAAAAGGATTATCTAAATGGCTAACAACATAGCATTTCAGGCTACCGGCAACACGTTTGTAATCGTCACCAGCACAGCAAACACGGCAGTAAACAAGGCAGTCACTGGAGTCACGCCGTCTAATCAGTACAAGATTACTGCGGCCAATACCACGGTCTTCGTGCGTATGTCTGAGTCCAATGCAAATGCTGTGTTGCCAACCGCGACCACAAGCCAACCGGGAATATGGTTGGCCAATGGGGAAAGCGCAGTCATTACCGCCCAGCAGACGAGCGTTGATAAAACGGTCTATGTATCTGTCATATCGCTCGATGCCAATGGCGCTGTGTACGTTACTCCGGGTGAAGGAATGTCGTGATGGAACAGCATGAGACAGCTAAAGAAGTAGCCGGAAAGTCCATAGGACGGTTCGGCCTTTTCTACATCACTTTGATTGTTTTGATTGGCGTTGGCTCTAGCTACTTTTTGTCGGAGGCAGCGATTACTGCCGTGATGACAATGGTAGGCGGTGCTTTAGTTGCCCTCATTAACATGATGAATGGCATAGCTGGCACTGCTGTTAAAGAAGAGAAGCCGGAGTTCAAAGTCATCTCTGATCTAATCCAACGCCTTGATCAAAAAGAACCGCCAATGCGTGTTGACGTTGTAGATGGCAAGGTGACCGTGGCTAAAGGCCATGACATTGTGACGATGAAGGACGCAAAATGATTCCCTTGGCTGCGCTCTTAGATGTAGGAATGAAGGTGCTGGATAAGGTCATACCTGATCCAGAAGCCAAAGCCAAAGCTCAAGCTGCTCTTATGGAGATGCAGCAAAAAGGTGAGCTAGCGCAGCTACAGGCAGACATGAACGAGCAAGACAACCTGACTAAACGGGCTGAAGCCGACATGAAGTCAGACTCTTGGCTATCAAAAAATATACGGCCCATGACTCTAATCTTCATACTGGCTGTTTACACAACCTTTGCGGCTATGTCGGCTGTGGATGTCGAGGTAAACAACAATTATGTAGAGTTGCTTGGTCAATGGGGTATGCTCATTATGAGCTTTTACTTTGGAGGCAGAACCTTAGAAAAGATCATGGACATGAAAGGCAAGAAAGATGCAGCTAAGTCCTAACTTTTCGCTCAAGGAACTAACAGCCTCAGAAACGGCAGAGAGACATGGAATTGATAACACGCCTACGCCAGAGATTATCGAAAATCTTAAACAGCTTGCGGCAGCGCTTCAAGAAGTAAGGACGCTCCTTGGCAACAAACCAATCAGTATTAACTCTGGCTATCGCAGTCCTGAAGTCAACGCCAAATTGGGTAGCAAGCCGACTTCTGACCATTGCAAGGGCTTGGCGGCTGATTTCATTTGCCCGTCTTTTGGTTCCCCGGACGAGATTGTCAGGGCAATTATGGGTTCTTCAATATCGTACAAGCAGGTCATTAGAGAATTTGATCGGTGGGTACATTTTGCGATCCCAGCCACGGGTGAGGAACCGCGCCGTCAAGCGCTAATTATCGACAAAGAAGGCACACGGAACTATGCCTAAAAAGGGTGTCAGCTTATCCATAGGCCGGGGCGAAAAGTTGCCGGTCAGTAAAGGTGCTGGACTTACAGCCAAAGGCAGGGCAAAGTACAACAGGGCCACTGGCAGCAAGCTGAAGGCACCAGCGCCCAACCCAAAGACAAAGGCTGACAAGGGCCGCAAGGCTTCGTTTTGTGCGAGGATGCGGGGTGTAGTGCGAAACGCCAAAGGGCCTGCTACACGGGCCAAGGCTTCTCTACGGAGGTGGAACTGCAGATGAAAAAAGGTCTTTACTACAACATAAACAAACGACGGGAGAAGGGCCTCCCGCCAAAAAAACCCGGGCAAAAGGGATACCCCACCCGGGAAGCATTTGTTCGATCTGCCAAGACAGCCAAGCCACCGAAAAGGCAATCGAAACGCTAGCTCCTTCTGGCCACCCTTCCGGCCAGCTTGAACGCCCCCGGTTCGTCCGGGGGTCTTTTTTATATCTTGTCTACTGCGTCGCAGATCACCCCAGCTACTAGGGCTCGCTCCTCTGCGCTGCCATCTACCATCTTGCAGATCACCCGATTGTCGTTAGAGACAATCTCAATGCTGCCATCCTTACGCACCATGACAACCCAAGGCAGGTTGCAGATGTCGCGCACCCACTCAGGCTCTCGCCCCTTTTCCTCTTTCCACCGCTGTTGATCGTCTTCCATTTCCATTGGCTGATCCACTCTTGGTTCCTTTCTTAACTGGTGGTGCAATTTTAGTTACGACTGCTGGTTTGCTGCCTGCTGCTTTTAGCACCTTTGGCCAGTTTACAGGCGCTGCTGGAGCCGCTGTCTGCACTAGCTGACCCTCAAATAGATAGGTTCCAAAGTGTCCGATACGGCACCACGGTGCTGCCCATACCGTACCGCCAGCCCTGCGCCATGCGTGGCAAAAATGATAATCTTCGCTCAGAAGCCTGCCGCTTTCAGGGTCTATGCTTTCCGTAAAGTATTGATAAACAGGCTTGCCAGCAGTCATGTGGCTCATGTCATTTCTGAAAATTGGCGTAGTCTTTTGCAGCTTCTTAAAGACTTCGCGCTTGACCAGCATGATGCCCGTGCCGCCTGCAGCTACAGGGAATGGCTGATCCTGTGGCACCGTGATACTGGCTGTGTTTTGCAGCAGATTGACCACGAATGACCCTGTAAACCTATGAAGCTCGCGCTCGCCACGCATTGCAGCCTCATGCACCGTGCCCCAGTTAATCTCTTTTTTCGGGCAGATGGCGACCATCACATCCTTGTCGCAAACCAGCATGCGGAAAATATCCTCGGCAAAAAACTTCATGTCTGCATCGATAAACAGAAGGTGGGTGCAGTCTGTCTCTAAAAACTGATGCGTCAGGTTGTTCCGGGCCCGGGTAATCAGACTTTCATTGAACATGAAAGCGCATTGCAGAATGACCCCGTTTGCCGAAAACATGCCCGACAAAGCGAGCAAAGACTGAACGAAAACCCCTGTACATTGGCCACCGTACATCGGCACCGCCAAAAAAATCTTGGTTTGTTGTGGTGCAGCATTTTTCTTCTTTGCCATCGTTATCTCCGTGTAAGTGAGGGGTGCCAGAACCGCTGCCCCTCGGCAACGTCCTAATCACCATCCTTGGGGGATGGATGCACTTCTGGCTGTGCGGGGGGTAATTCGTTACCCAAAAACTTCAACATGTCTTCCCATCGCACTAATGCTAGCGATTTCTCGCCATCAGCCCGCATTACTACGATTGGAGTCTGCCCTTCCTTACATGATGCCTCTGCCTGCTCCATAAACTCATAGACAGCTATCTTGCGTCGGCGCTTACACTCGATAATGAAACGATCAAGGATAATGTCGCCTTCTCCGCTTTCCTGATACTGCACTAGGTTTCTGCGTGTCTTATAGCCAAGAATCATGTACAGATCATTGACTATATCGCGCTCATACTGAGCACCGCGCTGACGCTGTAGCTTACCCATTAAAAGCAGTTTGTCGTGCAGTTACCGCCATAACAACATGTCGTACAAATCACCATTCGACCATCGCTAGTCGTAATTGTGTGTGTCCGGCACTGTGCATAAACTGCTGTTGCAAACGTCAAACCAAAAACTGCAGCTACGATCTTTTTCATAGTTTTCCCCTTTAAAAAGGCACATCATCGTCGCCATCGAGCGACTTGCTAGGAACTGGCTGCACGTTCTGCTTGTAATTCGGATCGGGCTTCCAGTTATCTTCCTTGAGGCTGATAAGCGGCCCCTTGGCAGATTGCTTAGTCCACGCTGCTAACTTGATGATCTCACCGGCAGCGTAATCACGTTCAAGTTTTAATTCACCCTTCCAATCCGGGCCTGCTGTGCCTTCGGCCTTTTTTGTATTAGTAAACAATACCCCGGTGCCTGCCTGTCGTTCTTGATAAGCCATTTACTTTCCTTTCACTAAATGATAACGGGCAAACACTTTCCCGTTTTTATTTACGTCTTCCGTAATTATGTTGTGTCCCATCTTGCGTAGATCGTCAATGCGGGCTGCTAGCCGAGCACAGCCAAACAAGGTCAGAGCGTCCATGTGCGTAATTCCATTTCCAGATTCCATGTACTTCAGCACCATTTCGTTTTGCGTAAGTTTGCCTGACCGTACCGGCTCAATTACTTTTTTCCAGCTATCGCCTTGTTGATCTCGCCTCTGGCTGATCCTATGCCATTGGTAAGGATTTCGTAGAGCCCAGATGAAGAATCACGCACCTTTGTAAACATTCCACGGTTACACTTTTCAAGCTCGCCCAGCTTATACGACTTCTCATCAGCCGGTAGCTTGCCGCTATCTCTAATTCTGTCCACCATCGTCAGGAAAGCGTCAGTCCACTTATCTGCGTCTGCATGAAACGAATACGGATCATCAGTCCCGGGCACCATCAATGGCCAATCACCAGCCGGTTCATCGACTAATGTGGGCATGGGTTCATCGGTAGGAATTACGATACTTTCCTTATGGGCATTTGGGATTGTTTCGACTTCGGTTTCGTCGAGCATGCCAAGTCCACAATGAGCAAGCACTGATCGGCGTATTGCTTTGGTAGTGCATTTGAGCACTGCGTTAGCAAGGGCATCCCCTCTAAGGTTTCCGATGCTAACAGCCCCTTGATTTTCACTAGAGCGTCCATCAGCCCCGGTAACTCTGACTGAGACAACGTAAATATCATCGACCCGTTCTTTATTCGTAATTTGAGTTGACAATTTGTGGAGGTTACAGAGTTGTTGCGTGGCTCCCGCATTGGCATATAGCACCTGCTTTCCGCTAAGGTTCAGCAGGTCAAACGGTTTGGCGCTAGGGTCTAGGCCAATCTGCTTGCAGCGGTAGTTGTAATACTGCACCTTCTGAACTTGGTTTAGCCCCGACAAGTCCCCTTTGGTTACGATTGATTCAATGATCGCTGGATCGATAACAGCGACATCACTCTTAGGTAGATTCACTACATTACTCATATTTAGCCCCTTATTTAATTAAGAATCTACGACTTCCCGGCTGCTCGACAACAAACTTTTCATAGGTGTCGGGCAGGGCTTGTTTTAACAGATCAGCAGAGAATCTCTTACTTGGCTTGCTGGTCTTCCAAGTGCAAAGCACTGAGCCGTCAAAGGCTTTAAGCTGTGCTTTCGGGCCCATAGCCGATTGGATCATCTGCTTTAGCCCTTCCTCGGCCTCTTCGTACTCCTTCATCTTTGCTTTAATCATGGCCAACTGATTGCAGGCAGTCTCTAGCGCTGCATTGGCCACCATGCTTTCGCCATCGTCCACCTTATAGACATCGCCAACGACATCGGCCATCGTTTGTGGGTTGTAGCTTTTGGTCTGCACCTGCGCCCAAAACTCAGCCATCGCCCGGATGTGGGCTTCAGCCTCAAGCGCGGTAAAGTTTTGCGGGTAGTGACAAAGCTCTTGCCCGCCAAAGAGCACCACGAGGATGATGTTTTGCACACCTTCATGGACTATCTGCTCATGCAGGCATTGGGCCCGATACTTCTCAGAGATCATCTCTGTGCCATCCTCGCCGTACTTCTTGCGCTGATGAACGCCAAGGTTTTTGACCTCATAGAGAGTCTTGCCATCGGCAGAGATGTAGTCAAAATGGCTAGCCAACCAGTTGTGCTTTGGATGGTGCAAGGTGTAATCAGCATCCTTGAACTCCCATCCCCATCGGCCTGCAGCTATTCGCATAATGGGCTCTTGCATTGCCAAACCCATCTGCACCGCTTCCACATCGTCGAGATTGGGCTTTGGTTTCTGCCCAGTTTTCTGCAGGTAGACTTCACCCGCCTTACCTTCAGCGATCATGCCCGCATCTGATGACCAGATGTGTTGATCGCGTATTGCTACGTCATGCTCGCTTAGTGCCATATCAGCCCCCTCATAGATTAGCGAAGTTAAAGTGTACTACTGAAAATATCGTTTATGCAACAGTGGCCTATTTGTTTTAATCCAATCCTCTGCCTCCATGTAGTTTTTGCTATCTGCACCCATGCCTCTACCTATAGTGCTACTGCCAACGTGAGAAACGTAACTTCTTGATAAAAAGTGTTTGAATCCTTCACAACTCATATCGTGACAGGCCACGTTATCGCTAAAAAAATTAGTCGGAGGAAAGCCCGGGTAACCCTCTTTATCGACACTAGCAAAGAGTGGCGCAGTCCATTCCACCTGCATGAGCGTGTCTTCACTGGCCCACTTCATGCCATTCCACGTGTCGTTTTCTTGTTTATGGCGCACGTTCTGAGGCAAGCTGGCCATGTTGCTACGGGCTGAGACAAAGCCCACCTTGTGCCCCTGCTGACGTAGCAGCACCCGATCATGGGTGAGCAGCCAATAGCTGTCAGGGTTTAGCACAATGTCATCATTGGCCATGATTAGAGTTTCGTGGCCATCCAGCCAGACTTGGTTGGTGGCGTAATTAAAGCTCTCGCCAAAGGTCTTTTTGTCGTTATCGCCAAGCCACTTTATAAACTCCCAAGACATCAGGTTGTCAAAGTTTCCGTAGACATAGACCTGAACCTCCCGGGGTACATACTGCTCAATGCTAGCAAGCAGCACATTTATTGCCTTGCTGCCCTTGGTGCAAATTACGATTGGTGTCATGTCGTTCATTCCTTGTAGCCTATGTAAATGCCGATAGCCACGATAACTGCTATGAAAACCAGAAAGTGCAGTAAATCGCCCATTTAAACCTCCGTAATGGTTACCTTGACCCGCACCGGCTGTGCCTTGAGGCGCGACCAATATGGGTTATCTTCCAGCCAGATCAAGGCATGTTTACGTGTACGGAATAAGGCAGTAGGAACAGGCTGACTAAAATCCCGGCGGTCTGTGACAAAGGTGCCTCGATGCTCGATTGCCCAGCAAACTTTCTTCATTTGCTTTTCTCCGCATATCGTTTGTTTTGTTCGCCAATCCAGAGCCCGAGGCAGGCCATCTCTAACGCCTCGGAGGGTGGATTGGTCTTGAGCATCTTGGCCTCTGCCTTCAGGTAGCCGTGGTGCTCGCCAATGGCCGCGCTGATCGAAATGCAGGCAATCAAGAAAACAAAGTTAATGATTAGTCTCATCTCACCCTCACTGAGCAACTAAACGCCTGTGTGCCATCCCGAAAGCTACCCATGAAGCGGCAGTCTTCAGTGATCTCTTTGACCGCCCAAAAGTAGCCAAAGGCAAAGGCAACAATGGCCAGTACGACACATCCAAAGGATGTTGCCCACTTAGTTTTCAGTGTTTGCCATATAGACTTGATATCAAGTAGCTCTTTCATGATTCATACGCCTGATCGACAAGACGCTGAATCATGGTGCATTGGCTGCGTAGATTTGTGACCACTGCATCTACGTCTGACCACTGCGGCTCACTGCTACGCACTAGCCTATTTAACTCGCTGGTGAGTCGATTGATCTCGACCACATACTCCGAAACGTCAGCCAAATTCTTGCTGCTGAGTTTCGCAAACTCAAACTTTGTCCACATATCAGCCCCCTGATTGATTAGTCTAAACGTGCTTCTTGATCTAGCTGCAGCCTGCGCTCCTTGGCCTTGGTAAGTAGGTCTGCTACCTCCTTGGCCTCTTGCCTAATGCGATAGAGCCGATCAACTAACTGACGCTCCACTACAAGGCTTTGCAGTGCTATGTCCATCGCCTCTTGGATACTGTATTCACGCTGTACATTCATGGTGTTTCCCCTTTCACATTAGGATGTGTAAACGTATACACGCTATGAACCTTACTCCTACATTTTTAGGATTGTCAAGAGGGGGTATGAATTATTTTTACCCCTCCCGAACGTGGGAGCCCTGTGGATAACTCTGTGGATAACTTGTGGATAACTCTGGCCGGATATAGCCTATATACGTCTTATTACGGGCGTATACTATATGACATATATTGTAAATATAGAACGTCTAATATACGCCCTTTACCTAGATTACAAAACATATAGCCTATAGGTTCGGATTGGGCCGTGGATAACTTTGGGCCTCGCAGTCGGCTAGCTCAACGGATGAGCCTGCGGAGTGTCGATCAAAGGCTAAAACCTAAATTTTTTTGAAACGGCAAATGCAATCTTATGAGCCTAAAAACTCAAAACCTAAATTTCTGAGCTTTTGCAAATGCACTTTTATTTTTGGAAGTCGGGCCAGAATCAGACCAGCAGCAACCCTGCTGCACAACAGCAGGCGGGTATATACGGGGACGGGCCATATAAGGCCGTAGACGGGCCGCTAGCCCATGCCCTAGCCCTAACCCTAGGCGATAAAGAAAAAGGCCCTTACGGGCCTTATTTTCAGTCTAGGATTGCTGGATCATGGATTACTGGATCACCGTTAGGCTTTTCGGCTAGGATTACCGTTACTTCATAGGCTTTTCTAGCCTTAAACTTTTTAGCCGCTTCCCATTGTGCATCATAGGAAGTAAGGCCCTGCACTACCAGCTCACGGCCGCGATAAAAGGCCACGTAAGTATTGACTCCAGAAAGCATAATAAAACCCCTTTTTAGGATATGCCGGGACAATTCCCGGCCCGTTATCCCCTAGCGCTAGGCCAAGGGATAAAAGGCCGGAAACTAGGCCGCGATAGACTCGCGCACGATTCGGGCGCACGTTTGCTTATCGTGATCGGTCATACACTCTACAGCGGCCCGGATAACCTGTAATTCGTGCTCATAAGACTCCATTTGGCTAGCCTTGTTTCCGTTTAATTGCTCATTCCATGCTTTCAAATTAGCCTCATTCAAACGCTTAAAGACTATCGGCGGTAGTCTCATTAGATAAGCGCTTAAAACTCTCACGTGATCGAACTCGCTCATGGTGTAACCCCCATATGATGTATTGATTAGGAAACGATAGCGTTTAACGGCTATCGCGTAAGCGCCTATGAAAAGCGCTTACACGCTAGGCGCTAGGCCGCTAGGGGTAGCTCTTCGATGGATTCGGCCTTTTTACCGCCATTGATGAGCCAATCCATACCGGCTTGAGCTTTACCGGCCGCGCTGATGATAAATTTCTTATCATCTTTCAGCGCCTTGAGCCATGACTCAATATAGGCCGCATGGCGCAAGTCCCCATCAAGGCCGCAATGAGCGCATAGCATTGCCGCGCCTAACTCCGCGATCAATTCCTCGTAAGCATAGGCATGATCCCCAAAGCGCTTACCCTTTTCACGGTCTAGCCTAGACTTATGGCCCGTGGCATGGATTCCCTCATGCAAGAGAGTCGCGTAATAATTCTCCCTGCTAGCAAATTGTCCCTTTTCGGGCATTTGGATTGCATCAGTGCTAGGCCGGAAAAATGCCTCATTGCCGCCATGATGTAGGCCGCCTGCTAGCTTTAACGTGGCGATCAGTGATTCGGCCTTGTCGCACGGGTTCCAATCTACAGCGCTATAGTCGGGTTCATTAGCTTTAGGCCCGGGTAGCGTCACGTCTTCGCATTGATCCAGATTGAAAACGTAGTAGTGCTTTAGCATTGGCACATGCGTTACTTGATCCGGGTTAGTCTTATCCTTGATCGCTAGGGGTTTCCAGAAAACAATAGGCGTCCCCTTTTCGCCTGTTTTCACGTTACCGCCTAGCGCTTGCGCTTGCTTAAACGTGATCCATGCGTTACTGGAAAACGTAGAGCCGACAAGGGTTAGAAACGTCCAATTAGCGCCACGATAAACCGTCCCGCTAGCAGGGTTCCAAGGCTGTCCGTTATGTTTCCGGCTTTTAACATCACGCCACGGCTTTACCCAAGGCGCGGAGCCCTTTTCTAGCTCAGTGATGATGCGATCTGTAATGACTTGTGCAATATCCATGATTAGCCCCTTATTTGATTTCGCGTGATACATCAATAAACATATAAACGCTAACAGCGCTACCTAGTATCCCTAACGCTAGCTCTATAGCGCTACCCGTGAAAAGAATCCATACAGTGCATGCCATTACGGCTAGCATGCAAAAACCTAGCATTGATGCAAATACGATAGTGATTGATCGATCTTTCATTGAAACCCCCTTTTAGTGAATAGGAATACTAAGTTTAACGTATACAAGTCTATAGCGTGAACCATATATGCCATTTTATTTTTTAATCGTTATTACATATAGGATAGATTCTTACTATATATAGTGGTATATATATAAGGGTAGATATTGTGCAATGCGGAGAGATCGGGGGATTGATCCTAAATCCCGCGCCACCGTTTATTGGATATCTGGCCAATTGGGACACGGCTCTATTGAATAAATGCGTTTACGCTGAAACGTAAACGTTTACGCATTGCGTGATTCGATTCGATTCTGTCCCGCTTTGTTGCCCGATTGAATGGGCCACGACCCTCTCGGGAGCGCGACCTTTTACGCTCCCCGCCCCAAAGGAATTTCCATTTTTGTTACACTGTGCTTGCTGTTTCGAAGTAAGGCTTGTGGGGCACTTCCCCCAATGGCAGTCCACAGGTCAAGTCTCATTGGGCGTGTATAGGCTGGATGGGGGCCTATAAGCGTCATTTAAGCCCTCGCTCCCGTTGGCGGCGGTTAGCCCATCCCACCTTCCTTTTTCTTTCCTACAAAACCCCGCCCCAAAGAAAAATCGTGTTTTCTACGATGCGTAGATTTCGTGTAGTATTCGCCTATATCGTTTAAGGAGGACGTATGCAACAGATGTATGAGATAGATAAAGATGTGCCTATACCGGCACCTATTAAGCGCCACAACTACCCCTATGAGCAGCTACAAGTGGGAGAGAGCTTTTGGGTGGCAAATACGCCCATGTCTACCCTTTGTAATTGCAACCGTCGTCAGGGCAAAAGGTTCTCTAGGAAATTTGTCTGCAGGAAAGAAGGAGAGGGAGTTAGGGTCTGGAGGGTGGCATGAGTGTCACCGACCAGATGGAGCCTACTGCCCAACTGCGTTGGGTTAAAAGGGGTAAGGAGAAGGTGCTCCAGCAATGGTGGAGTAATGCCATGAATGTCAGGATGGGGCCTGTGCAGATGATCCGTGGCGAGTGGCGGGATGTGCAGGTAGAGGAAGAGTGATGGACTACCTTTGGATTGCGGTAGTGATTGCCATATTCCTTTTGGCCAACCTTTTTACGTGGGTGTTCTGATGGAAGCAATCCTTGTGACGCTTTTGGTTGTGGTGGGTTTATTTACCGGCCCTGCCTTGGGCATGCTGCTCCTTTTGTGGTTTTTTGACGAATGACAGCGCCAACCCAAGTAGCCCCAGATCAGGCTAGGCATGACTACATAGCCCGTGTCTACAAGATGAGCCATGCCGAACTCTTTGCCGAACTCATGCGGGTGCATACCGAGGCTAATCGGTTAGTGGAGCAGGCGGTTAAAGATGAGCGTGAGGCATGCGCCAAAATGTTTGAAGAAGTGCCTGATGATGACGTTTATTGTGGCAGTCAATACGCAGAAGCAATCAGGGCTAGAGGACGATCCTAATGTCTGTGCGGGGGGCGGTAGATGTTAAGAAAACTGCTGAGACTTGGCTAAAGCAAGCTCAGAATGTCGGCAAGGAGTATTTCATTCGCTCGCTAAAGTCTCACAGGGAAGAGATGGCTAAGGGTGGCACCTACTCTGGGGTACATGCCGAAACCTACAAGTTAATGTCCCAGCACCCGTGGGGACAGGAGTATTTGAAAATTGAGCAAATTAAACAGCATCCTTCCTAAAATAGCGCCGCTATGCACCGACATGTGGGAGCACTTTCCAACCCTGCGGGAGTTAGCGGCTGAGTGCGAGTCTGTGGTCGAGTTAGGGGTTAGAGGCGGCTGCTCTGCCTACGCCTTGGCTGCTGGCTTAGAAAAGTCTAACGCCCATGAGAAGTGGATGGTCTACGTAGACATCCATCCTTGCCAAAACGAGGAGCTAGAAAAGCTCTGCAAAGAGGCAAAGATTGCCATTGAGTTTCACTTAGCCGATAGCCGCTACATTGACTTGCCTGAGTGTGACCTGCTCTTTATCGACACCCTGCACACCTATGGGCAGCTAAAGACTGAGCTTGAGCTACATAACAACAAAGCCAAAAAATACATTGTCTGCCACGACACCGATGCCCCTTGGGGGATGAAAAATGAGACTGATGATGGCTCCCCGGACAAAGGTCTGTGGCCAGCCATACAAGAGTTCTTAGCCGACCATAAGGACGAGTGGCGGCTACTGGTGCGCTACCGTAACTGCCACGGGCTTACGGTGCTTGCCCGCAAATGAATTTCGACACCAATAAGTTTTACCAGTTTTGCCGCTACCTGCGGATTGAGTCCAAAGAGCGCGGCATGATTACTTTGGGTGAAACCCTGCTGGGCACCCAGACCTATGTGATGGATGAGGTGGCCAAGGGCCTAAAGGACGACATCCATTTCTTTATCGTGCTCAAAGGCCGTCAGCTAGGGATTACCACTATCAGCCTAGCGATGGACTTGTACTGGCACTTTTTAAACCCCGGTATGCAGGGAACGCTAACTACCGACACGGAGGAAAACCGTGAGCAGTTTCGATCTACCCTTCAAATGTATATGGACGGGCTCCCAAAGGAATACAAGATTCCTCTCATGTCCCATAACCGGAACCAAATGGTGCTCAAAAACAGGTCACGAATGTTCTACCAAGTGGCGGGACTTAGGGCCAAAGGCTCCCTTGGTCGAGGCAAAGGTATTACCTTTTTGCACGGCACGGAGACAAGTTCATGGGGTGACGAAGAAGGGCTAGCCTCCTTACTTGCCTCACTGGCTGAAACTAACCCGCTGCGCTACTACATGTTCGAAAGTACAGCCCGGGGGTTCAACATGTTCCACGACATGTGGACTACGGCCAAACGGGCTAGAACCCAAAAGGCCATTTTTTGTGGCTGGTGGCGCAACCAACTTTACTCTGCTGACCCAGCTTCTGACATATATAAAATATATTGGGACGGAAAGCTCTCGGCAGAGGAAAAAGAGTGGACACGCGAGATTAAGAAAATCTACAACTACGACATCAACAGCAGGCAGATGGCGTGGTGGCGATGGAAACTGCACGAAGGGCTAAAAGACGAAGGTCTGATGTACCAAGAGTTCCCGCCCACAGAGGACTACGCCTTTGTGATGACGGGCTCCAGCTTCTTTTCTACTGCTCGATGCACAGACGCTATGAAAGAAGCAAAGCGGATAGACGCAAGCTATTACCGCTTTTCTATGGGTGCCAACTTCCAAGACACGGAGCTAATCCAAAGCTCTGCTCGCTTGGCTACGCTCACCATCTGGGAAGAGCCAGTGCCTGCTGCCTACTACGTCATTGGTGCTGACCCAGCCTACGGCTCATCTGATTGGGCAGACCGTTTTTGTGTGCAGGTCTACCGCTGCTATGCCGATGGGCTAGATCAGGTGGCAGAATTTTGCACTGCAGAAATTAATACTTACCAGTTTGCATGGGTGATTTGCTACCTAGCCGGGGCGTACACCAATTCGACGCTAAACCTCGAAGTCAACGGCCCCGGTCAGGCGGTCATTAACGAGATGCGTAACCTGAAAAGGCAGGCTACCAGCATGGGAGGCCAAGAGGCCCGCAATCTCTACAGCGTTTTGGCCAACATGCAGCACTACCTTTGGCGGCGAAACGACTCGATGGGCGGCATATCCAATAGCATCGGCTGGGTGACCACCCATTCGAGCAAAGAACGGATGCTCAATTACTTCAAAGACTACTTTGAGCGCGGTATGTTGACTGTAAAAAGTGTAGACCTGTTAGATGAGATGAAAGGTATAGTACGTGACCAAGGAACTATCGCAGCGTATGGGAGGGGGAAAGATGATCGCGTTATTGCTTCAGCCTTGGCCTGTGCAGCCTTTGCCGAACAACTCCAGCCAAGACTCCTTGCCGAAAGAGTCACCCGTGTCCAAAAGGAGGCGCAAGACCAATCCGGCGTCAACCCCGAAGCTGCTCAAGTACAGCGACAGGTGGGAAACTACCTTAAGGCGCTCGGGTTTTAGGTATGGATACGGTACTTAGCAAAGTCGAGATCATGCGGCGGCTGGCCACCATGCGGTCAAACCGCAAGCGTGGGTTCACCATGAAGATGTTTGCCGACTTTGCCTCCATCGACTACCGGCACATGGAGTCTGTCACCCGCAATCAATCCGACACCTTTACCGAACTCACCCAGCGAAAGCTATCCAAGGCGCTGATGGCTTTAGAGCGCGGAGAGGCAGGCCCAAGGATGGACATTCTGGGCAAGAAATTTATTGGTTATCACCAAAAAGCCAAGCCGGTAATGCGGCGCTCGGTTGGCCTGACAGCAAGCAGCGATGGTTTCAAGCTGCAGGTAGGGCTAGCCAACAAATACGATTTTTCTAAACCACGACTTGATGACTTAGCAAAGAAAAGGGGCTAGTATGGGCGTACTTAATGACTACAAGTGTCCGGCACATGGATATTTTGAAGCCAAAGAGCCTGTGTGTCCTCACGGATGCACAGACGTACAGGTGGTTTTCTTGCAGCCTGTGGGTGTGACCAGTGATCGCACTAAGGGCAGCGACAAAACCCTGAAACAACTTGCACTGGATTTCAACATGAGCGACGTAAAGTCAGTGAAGGACGGGGAGGCACAACCGCCAAGGTTTGCCAAACAGAACAATCCCTTTGCTCCGCGCTGGGGTAGCCCCGGCGACTTGTCTGGCTTTAATCTGCGTTCAGTAGCTGGCGAGCAAGTCAGTGGTATCCAAGCCGTCAAAGGCGAATCAAGACTCACGGGGCCAAAAATCGGCAGCTACGTTGCCGACCATCAAAACCTAAAGATTGACAAATGAGAATACCTACCGATCCAGTAGAACGCGAAATGTTCTACCTCGACATTATGAACAAGTGCATGGTGTCGGTGGAAAACAGACGCACTGAATACGACTCGCTACGATCCTATTATTTGTTTGGTTCCGGCCCCGAAGAGGCTCCGGCGCTATACAACAAGATTTACCCGCACATCGACCAGCTATCAGCCTTCATGTATGCGGCTGATTCAACTCGCTTTTCGATCAACATAGGTGCTAGTCAGCCTGCAGCCTTTCACAAAATGGTGCCGTCACTGACCAAAGGGCTCTATGACTACTGGCTTAACAGCAACGCAGATCAGGTTTTTGGCCAAGCGCTTAACTGGGCGTTTTGCTACAACAGCACTTTTGTCAAACCAATATGGCGAAAAGGCATACATCCATACATGGTTGAGCCTTCTGCTATAGGTGTTTTGCGCGAAGACACGCCATATACAGATCGGCAAGAAGCGCTTATCCAGACGTATTACATGACCAAGAGCGAACTGTACTCTCGGCTGTATTCGCACCCACGGCGCGACGAACTAATCCAAAGAATTACGTTTTCTGAGCAAGAAACTCGCAAAGAGGCGCAGGGAATCGACAGAGTTATCACTTCTGCTACCAATCCCACAATCTACGGCAACATCAATCTTAATTTGACCGGCATGAACCGTTACGTGCCTATGGTTGCTGAAGAGACAGTCAAAATGACTGAGCTTTGGGTCTATAGCGACGAAGACGATGACTACATGTGCGTGACTATCGCTGACCCGGGGGTGGTGATCTATGACCGCGCCAGCAAGTCTATGTTCTTACAGGGCGAGATGCCGTTTGTGCAGGTATCTCCCAACCCGCAGTACGACTACTACTGGGGTCAGTCAGAAGTGCAGCGCTTGATCTTCTTGCAAGACATGCGGAACAAGCGAACTAACCAAATCCTTGAGCTTTTGGACAAACAGGTCAAGCCGCCTACCGCTTTAATGGGCTTTAGCGGCATTTTGGACGAGAAAAACTTTGCCTTGCAAAGAGCCGCCGGTCTTTTAGCTACCGATATGCCCAATGCCAAGGTCGAGCAGTTTATGCCTGACATTCCAAACGACATATTCCGTGAGATTGCTGAGATTGATGCCATGTTTGCGGAGGCTTCCGGTATCGTTTCCGTTCTGCAAGGCCGGGGTGAAAGTGGTGTTCGTAGCGCTGGACATGCCTCGCAACTGGCTCGACTCGGCTCATCACGGGCCAAAAAACGTGCTTTAGTCATCGAAAGTGCGCTTGAAAAGCTCGCAACACTGTATTTAAAGATGATGATGGTATATGACGACACTGTATATACCGATGATGATGGAAATAAGTTTATTGCTTCACAGTTTACCGAAGACTTCACGGTAAAAGTCGATGCTCACAGCAATAGTCCGATCTTCATGGAAGACATGCGTGAGCTAGCGTTTAGCCTCTACCAAGCTGGAACTATCGGCAAAGAGCGTCTAATCGAGATGCTCGACCCACCGATGAAGCAGCTATTGCTTGAAGACTTGAAAAAATCGGTTCAAACTATTCCGCAAACGCCGTCCAGCCCTGAAATTCCTCAAGGCGCGGCACCTGTAGCAGCTCAACCGGGAGAAATTGATGGCGGCCCTGCCTAATACACCTGAAGGTAACCTACGCACTGGCGATCAGCCCAGAATGACCGAAGCCCAGATGAAATCTGAGGATCGAGGCATGGGAAAGATTGGTTATGTGCGCCAAGCGCAGCGTGGATTGATCAACAAAATGAGCTACGGGCGATCAACCAAACGCTAACAAAGTGGGGAATTTTCACTACCCCACTTTTTTTGTGTTGACACCATAGTCTATTTCAATCAAAAATCCGCACATCATAGGGAACAGGAATCACTATGGCTGTTTCAAACCAAGAGATGCTTTCAATGCTCCAGCAGCAACAAACGCCTGCTGAAGAGCAGCCAACTCCCCCGCCAAACGAGCAGGCTAGCCAGACTGCCCCCATGCCAAGCCCGATGTCCACCCCGGAACCAAAGTCCGGCGAGATGGAGCAGGCTCGACTAAGCGTGATGATGGCACTCGATATGCTGCAAGACGCACTAAAGGTTTTTGGCTCCGAATCAAAAGAAGGCGACACACTGGCAAAAATTGTTGGCGACCTGACTACACAGTTTGGCGAGCGCGAAAGCGAGACACGACAGCTTATGCCCGCCGAAGTTATGCAACTGATTTCAACATTGCCGCAGGCTGGTGGTGCTTCACCTGCTGCAAAAGTTTTAGCTCAAGCACCAGTACCCGGGACTCAACAACCAGTAATGCCTGTATAGGAGAAATTAGATGGAACTTTTTAAACCACGTGGTAGTTTGGCTCCGCGCCGTCCTACGGACAACAGCCAGCAAAACGGCCAAATCGTTAACACACCCCGCATGGCAGAGTTTGGCGGTCTTAGCACCCCTGCAAAAATTGGGCCTAAGAACAAGATGAATCTCAGCAAGCCGGGTGACGGCAAAAAAGTTATCTAACGACGAAAGGGGCTAGAAAATGTCTTTAGAAAACGGAATGTCGCTAGAAGCTCAACAAGAGCTTGCTATGCTTTTAAAGCAAATGGTGGACAATCCAGCCACCCGTACACCGACTCTGCGTTTGGTTAAACAAATCCGCGATGACGTACCGATTCCTGAAGTAGAAATCGAGGATAAAACCAATCGCGTCCTTGAGGAAGCGAACAAAAAAGTTCAAAGCCTTGAGGCAAAGATTCGTGAAAAAGAGAAAGCTGAGACTCTGAAAGAGCGTCGGCAGACTCTGCTGGAAAAAGGTTTAGTGCAATCCAAAGATGAGATTTCTGAGGTTGAAAAAGTTATGGTTGACAAAGGAATTGGTAACCATGAGACAGCCGCAGAATACTATCAGTGGATGAAGCAGGCAGCAGCACCAACGCCCTCGCAATTCCCCCGTCCCGTTATGTCGCAATTCGACGTTAAAGGGTACTTCAAGAATCCGGTGGCCGCAGCAAGAGAAAATGCACACGCTGCATTAATGGAATTACGGAAGAATCCCAAGCCTATCGGCCTGTGATTTGTACTGTTTAGGGGCTTTTTTTTAGGAGATCAAAATGCCTATTGGCGGTGGAATTATCCCGGCCTCTGGGAGTCAGCAATACACGGAACTAACTTACGTTACGCGCCGTGCGTTCATTCCCAAGATGGTCGTGCAGATTTATAACTCTACGCCCCTCATGGCTGCACTGATCGCCAATAGTCAAACCGCTTCTGGCGGTGTGTCATCGGTGACGGTGCCCGTTCAGG